ATCGCATCAGCGACATGAAGGTCAGTGACACCCTCAGCTTTTTGCACCGCATCCAATAGCTTGGTTAAACTGTCTTGCGCCCTAGACCATACTGTGGTTGCTGATTTAACCACATCGCCCGAGGCTTTAGCTTCAGCCTTGCCTAGGTATTGCTCGATGCGTACTAGATACTTGCCAACACGCTGGTGCACATAACGCTTCGTAACCTTGTCAGCATCACTCAAAGCCTTGTTGTCTTGGTTATACAGGGCTTGCTCTGTCTTGCTGAAGCCTAGCACGATAGCGCCTCGCAAAGCCTCGCGCACTTCAGGATTGCCACCTTTATTCTCGGTGACAACCATGCTTAGTTTAATGCCCTCAGCTTGCAAGCTATCAGACGCCTTAAGCCATTTGTGCTCAGCTACTACATCGCTAGATACAGCCTCGGCAATGATTGAACGGGTTGTTGTTGCTAATTTAAATTGTGACATGATATATCCTTTATAAGTAAATACCGCCTAGCACAGACTGTGTTTCGGTCAGTGATTGCATTGTGGCATAACCTAGCATAGCTTAGCAATAGATAGCATAACTTTATTTATCATTGTGTATCTTGTTATCCAGTGGATAACAGAATTATGGCTATGGGCTACGCACCCGCCCCGTATGCCCCACTTATGGCTTAGGAGTCCCGTGGCTGGGTTAGGGTTACTAGTTTGCACAAGCAGTATCCTATTTTCTACGTTCAGAACTCATTTTATTAAGTACCCCCCCCTGCCTAATAATATTGTTAAAAATCAAACACTTAGCCCCACCCCCACTGATTTCGGCAATGCCCCCCTATGTTTTTTAAGTACCTAGCTAAAAAATTTTTTATATGTTATATTACGAAATCGGCCTAAGGGCTTGCAAAAAGACACATACAACAATGACTATCGAGCTTACCCCAGATGTAGGCGTGCCGATTACGCCAGAAGTAAAAACAATAGACCTGCACATTCGTGCTCAGGCTGCAGCAGCTACGGCTGATTTATTAGAAGAACATGGTTTAGACACGACTCCTAATGCGGAAGACCGTGATATCTCAGCCGGACTATCTAATGCCTACGCTGCGGACCCCACCCTTGCAAGTAAAACAGTTAACACCAAACGCGCTGCGAAGCTAACACCTGCATCAATGCAACTTACTAGGAACATACTAGATGAGTTTAGCCATGCCGTGGTGAGCAACGCCACCGAAATACGTCGCCTAGTAACAAACAAACTTATATTAGAGTCTGACAATGCTGACCCGAGGGTGCGAATCCGTGCGTTAGAGCTGCTGGGTAAGATAACAGACGTAGGGTTGTTCACAGAGAAGACCGAGATTACCGTAACGCACCAGTCAACAGAAGAACTACGCAAATCACTGCGTGAGAAGTTCAACAAGATAATGAACCCAGAGCCGGAAACGCCTAACGAGATAGAAGTTGGTGGGGAGATTATTGACGTCGATGCAGAACTAAACTTAAAACCACAAGAAACCACAGAAAAACCAGACGTGACCTCAGAAGTCATGCCTGAAACCACAGAAAACCCGGTAGAAACTGGGTCAGAAACGCTAAAACGCACAGAAAGGCCCCTAGAACCGACGATTGACTACGACGATATACTAGAAGATTGGGAAAAATCGTGAATTTAGGGGAAAATGACTTTTCTGCAGAGGAAATCGAGTACATGCTCGAGCACCTTGAGGAGTTTGAGCCCGAAGAACAAGTAGAAATAGTTCAGATTGCAGACGTAATTGAGAAACGGACAGATGCACAACGATGCCGAGACGACTTAATTGAGTTTTGTAAGAAGATGCAGCCAGATTACAAGGTTGGGAAACATCACCGCATACTGGCAGACTTACTAATGAACTTAGCAGACGGTAAAAAAGACAGGGTGTGCGTCAACATACCCCCACGTCATGGCAAAAGTCAGTTGGTATCTATTTATTTTCCGGCGTGGTTCTTAGGCAGGTATCCTAACAAGAAAGTACTGATGGTTTCACACACTACCGATTTGGCTGTTGACTTTGGTCGTAAGGTTCGTAACATTATTGACACTGCCGCATATAAGGAAGTGTACCCCACGGTGCTGTTGGCATCAGATAACAAGTCAGCTGGTCGATGGAACACAAACATGGGGGGTGAGTACTACGCCTGCGGGGTTGGTTCAGCTCTAGCCGGTCGAGGCGCAGACTTATTATTAGTTGATGACCCACATAACGAGCAGGACATTATTAATGGTAACTTCGATGTGTTCGAGAAAGCATACGAGTGGTTCACGTACGGTGCGCGTACTCGGCTTATGCCGGGTGGTCGGGTTGCCATAATTCAGACGCGTTGGCACTTAGATGACTTGACTGGGCGAGTGACTCGTGATATGTCTATGAACGAAGGGTCAGACCAGTACGAGGTTGTTGAGTTCCCTGCCATATTAGATGTAGAGAATAAGGTCACTCATGTGATGGAGCAGAAGGCGCTATGGCCTGAGTTTTATACACTGGACGACTTGTTAAGAACTAAAGCGTCAATGCCGCTGTTCCAGTGGAACGCGCAGTACCAACAGAATCCGACATCAGAAGAAGCGTCTATTGTTAAACGAGACTGGTGGAAGATATGGGAAGGTGAGACTGCACCTAAGTGTGAGTACATTATTATGTCTCTGGATGCCGCAGCTGAATCACATAATCGAGCTGACTTTACAGCCTTGACAACATGGGGAGTTTTCTTTAACGAAGAAGACAATAATTATAGTATCATACTACTTAATTCTATTAAAAAGCGTGTTGAATTTCCAGAGCTTAAGAAATTAGCAATGGAGGAGTACAGTGACTGGGAGCCCGACTCATTTATAGTTGAGAAGAAATCCAGTGGAACTGCACTATACCAAGAACTACGACGGATGGGTATGCCTGTACAAGAATATACACCACATCGGGGTTCTGGGGATAAATTAGCACGATTAAACTCCGTAGCAGATATAGTAGCATCAGGATTAGTATGGGTGCCACAAACAAGATGGGCTGAAGAACTAGTAGAAGAAGTTGCAGGGTTTCCGTTTATGTCGCATGATGACTTGGTTGACTCTACTGTAATGGCGTTAATGCGGTTCCGTCAAGGGGGGTTTATTAGGTTACCTTCAGATGAACCAGAAGAAATACAATTTTTTAAATCCCGCCGCAAAGGGTACTATTAATAAGGATAGAATATGGCTACAAATATTGATAAGGGGTTGTACTCAGCTCCACAAGGAATAGAGGAAGAAGAAGGAATGGGAGCCGAGATGGATATCCCAGACTTTGAAATTGAGTCAGATAACATCACTCCACTAGAGGATGGCGGGGTAGAAGTCACTATAGGCACTGCGCTTATTAGTACTGGCGACTCAGAGTTTGAGGAGAACCTTGCAGAAGTACTTGACGAGGGCATCTTAAAAACTCTATCTAATGACCTCTTAGGACTTGTCGATGCCGATATCAATAGCCGTAAAGACTGGGCAGAAACCTATGTTAAGGGCTTAGAAGTACTAGGCTTTAAATACGAGGACCGTACAGAACCATGGGAAAATGCCTGTGGTGTATATAGTACTGTGCTAGCAGAAGCCGCCATTCGTTTCCAAGCAGAAGCAATGAGTGAGACGTTCCCAGCTGCGGGTCCTGTACGCACTAAGATTATTGGTAAAGAAACACCTGAAAAGGCCGAAGCGGCTAGCCGTGTACAAGAAGACATGAACTACGAGTTAACAGAGCGTATGGTCGAGTATCGCCCAGAGCACGAGCGCTTGTTGTATTCACTAGGTCTTGCGGGTTCAGCATTCAAGAAAGTTTACTTTGACCCAACACTAGGTCGTCAAGTAGCCATATACATATCAGCAGAAGATGTCATTGTGCCATACGGCGCGTCTCATATAGAGACAGCAGAGCGTGTAACCCACGTAATGCGTAAGACAGAGAATGAGATTAAGAAGCTGCAGGCAGCAGGGTTCTACAGAGAGGTTGACTTAGGCGAACCGACCCCATACCACACAGACATAGAGAAGAAAAAGGCAGAAGAATCCGGTTACACAATGACTGAGGACGACCGCTATGCGCTGTATGAGATACACGCAGACTTAATTATTGAAGGCGCCGAAGATGATGACGACGAGATTGCTCGCCCATACGTGGTTACTATTGAGCGGGGGACAGGCGAGATTCTGTCTATTCGTCGTAACTGGAACCCAGACGATGAGCTTAAACTAAAACGTCAACACTTTGTACACTATGTATATGTGCCGGGCTTTGGCTTCTACGGGCTAGGTCTAATTCACATCATTGGTGGCTACGCACGTGCGGGTACATCCATTATTCGTCAGCTTGTCGATGCAGGTACATTGTCGAATCTGCCCGGTGGTTTAAAAGCCCGTGGCTTACGAGTTAAAGGCGATGATACACCGATTGCTCCGGGTGAGTTCCGTGATGTTGATATCCCTAGCGGTGCGATTAAAGACAACATTATGATGCTCCCATACAAGGAGCCAAGCCAAGTATTGATGGGTCTGTTAGACAAGATTACTACAGAGGCTCGTCGTCTAGGCGCTATTAGTGACATGAACGTATCTGATATGAGTGCTAACGCACCAGTAGGTACAACACTAGCTATCTTAGAGCGTACACTAAAACCGATGGCTGCAGTACAGGCACGCGTACATTATGCGATGAAGCAAGAGTTTAAATTACTCAAAGTTATTATTGCTGACTACGCACCGACAGAATACGCGTATACCCCAGAAAGAGGGGAGAATGGCGCACGTCAACAAGATTATGCGATGGTTGATGTTATCCCAGTATCAGACCCTAACAGCAGTACCATGGCGCAACGAGTTGTACAGTACCAAGCAGTGTTACAGATGGCTCAAACGGCACCACAGATATACGACCTACCGCAGTTACATCGTCAGATGATTGAGGTACTAGGTGTTAAAAATGCTGATAAGTTAATACCGACTACAGAAGATGCGAAACCAAAAGACCCAGTCTCTGAGAACATGGCTGCATTGATTAGTAAACCGATGAAGGCATTTATATACCAAGACCACGAGGCACATATAGCGGCACATACCTCGTTCATACAAGACCCAGTTATCGCACAAACTATTGGTCAGAACCCACAAGCACAGCAAATTATGGCGTCGTTACAAGCGCATATTGCAGAACACTTGGGCTTCCACTACCGTAAACAAATCGAAGATACACTAGGCGTACCGTTAACAGCTCCGGGTGAGGAATTACCAGAAGACGTAGAAGTACAATTATCTAGATTGATAGCCGATGCTGGTAAACAGTTGGCACAACAACATACGCAAGAAGCTGCACAAGCTCAGGCACAGCAACAAGCGCAAGACCCAATCATCCAAATGCAACAACAAGAGATTCAAATTAAGGGTGCAGAAGTCGAACGTAAGAAAGCTAAAGATGCGCAAGATGCAAAACTAGCTGAACGTAAGATTAAAATTGATGAGTTAAAAGTCGTGACTGATTTGCAAAAACACCACGGCACTACTACATCACAAGAAAAGCAAGCCTCAAATAGAAACGAGATTGAGCTTCTTAGAGCTATACAACAAAGTAAGTCAACTAAAAATGACCATACAATGAAGGCAGCTCAAATCCTGCATACAATGCAGCAAGCAAATAAACCTAAAGGACCAACAGGAGAATAGGAATGGCTAAAACCGTCTTTGACGTGCTAATAGAAAGAATAGAAGTTCACAAGAACATGGCTATGGAATTTATGGAAACAGCTGGTCCAAAAGACTACGCCGAGTACAGAGATATGTGTGGGGCAATTCGAGGTCTGTCCCTTGCATTACGAGAAGTACAAGACCTTTCGCGCAACTATTTAGATGAGGATGATGATGACTGAAGCAACTGAAGTCGTAACAGAGGAAGATTTGGAGCAGCAATTGCCGAAACCGGTAGGGTATAAGTTATTAATAGCTTTGCCAACTATCGAGAAAACGTATGAATCAGGGATTATTAAAGCAGATAAAACTGTATTTGAAGAACAGATTCTATCGACAATCGGTTTGGTTCTGGATATAGGCGACCAAGCTTATGTAGACCCAGTGCGATATCCAAATGGTCCATGGTGTAAAGTAGGGGATTACGTAATGTTCCGTACTAGCACAGGCACCCGATTTAAGATTGATGGGGCAGAATACCGCCTAATGAACGACGACTCAATTGAGGCTGTCGTAGCTGACCCGAGTGGCATTACTCGTGCATAAGGAGAAATAATATGGCAAGACAAGAAGTTGTATTTGAGTTTCCGGACCCTGAAGGTGGGGACGATGGAAAGATTGTAGTTGCTGGACGAGTTTCAGAAGCAGAAGCAAAGGCTATGAACAAAGCGGCACCAGAGGAACCAGAAGGTATAGACATCGAAGTAGTAGATGATACACCACCCAAGGACCGAAACCGCAAAGCATCAGAGCCCCCAGCAGAAGTTACAGAGGAAGAACTATCTGAATACTCAGACAAGGTTAAAAACCGAATCAAGCATTTCAGTAAAGGATATCACGACGAGCGCCGTGCAAAAGAATCAGCTTTACGTGAGCGTCAAGAATTAGAAAATTTAGCACAACAACTAGTTAGTGAAAATAATAAACTTAAGGGTAATTTAAATAAAAACCAAGAAGTTTTATTAGAACAAGCTAAAAAAGAAATTGCGTCTGAATTAGAAAATGTAAAACGTACGTACAAACAAGCGTACGAAGCGGGGGACTCAGATGCTATTGTGGATGCGCAAGAAGCTCTGACAAATGTAAAGTTAAAAGCAGATAAAGTACATAATTTTGCATTTACTCCTTTACAAGAGGATGAAAATCCTGTACAACAACACATATCCACTCAAGCAACATCCGCGGCGGACCAAAAAGCAGTATCTTGGCAACAAGACAACACTTGGTTTGGTGCAGATGATGAGATGACTAGCTTCGCGCTTGGGTTGCATTCAAAATTAGTCAAACAGGGTGTAGACCCTAAAAGTGATGATTACTACGAGCAGATTAATGCCCGCATGCGACAAGTATTCCCAGATGAATTTGAGTCTGCCGATGAATACACCCCAGATGTTACAGAGAAACCAAGACGTAAATCAAATGTAGTAGCACCCGCAACGCGTAGCACCGCGCCAAAAAAGATTGTGCTGTCCCAAACGCAGGTTAACATTGCTAAACGACTAGGGGTTCCTTTGGAACTATACGCCCAACAGGTTGCAAATGAGATGAGGAAATAATAATGGCTGAAAACAGATTAAATCGTGAACTAGAAACCCGTGAAAAAACGGCCCGCAAACGCTCTTGGGTACGCCCAGATTTGCTACCGACACCAAATCCAGAAGATGGATATGACTTTCATTGGGTGCGTATTAGTACTCGTGGTGAAGCTGACCCCATGAATGTATCCTTACAACTCAGACAAGGATGGGAACCTGTAAAAGCTTCCGACCACCCAGAGTGTTTCGTTATGGCAGTTGATGATGACCGCTATAAAGATAACGTTATTGTAGGTGGACTAATGCTTTGCAAAGCACCCAAAGAACTTGTGGAAGACCGAGCTGCACATTTTGAACAGCAGACAAAATCTCAAATGAGTTCAGTAGACAACAATTTTATGCGCGAAAACGACCCTCGTATGCCCGTGTTTAGTGAGCGGAAATCGAAGACAACTTTCGGCAGTGGTTCTTAATTAATAGGAGTTTTTATGGCATATCCAACCATTTCAGCCCCGTACGGGCTAAAACCAGTCAATTTGATTGGTGGTCAGGTGTTTGCGGGTTCTACTCGTAAAATGCGTATTGCTAGCGGTTACAATACAAGCATTTTTTACGGTGACTTAGTAACACGCGACACAGACGGTACAATCGTTAAAGCAACATCAACAACAACTGGTCCAGCTACTGGTTTTGTAGGTGTATTTTTAGGTGTAGAATATATCAATACTGCAACTAACCAACCAACATTTGCACAGTATTTTCCTGCAAATACAGCAGTAACAAGCGGCTTTATCACTGCATATGTAGCTGATGACCCAGACCAATTATTTAAAGTATCTGTTGTTTCTGGTACTACTGTAATTTCTGGTGTTCAATACACCGCAATCGGTAACAACGCTACCCTAGTTCAAAACGCGGGTTCTACAATTTCAGGCGACTCAGCAGTAGGTATCTTAGATAGTACTGCTACAACACGTACATTGCCAATCCGCATCATTGATGTGGTTCCTGATACAGCATACGTATCTGGTGGTAATACATTGTTCCCAGAAGTAATCGTTAAAATCAACGCAGTTCAAGTTGACGCAGACGGCGTACCTTCAGGTGGTCATGCTTACAATAACCCACTAGGCGTATAAGGAGTAATTAATTATGGCAATTTCACGCGCACAGCTACTCAAGGAACTATTACCGGGCCTTAACGCCTTGTTCGGTTTAGAGTATAAAAAATATGGTGAAGAACATCGCGAGATTTTCGAAACCGAAACATCAGAACGTTCATTCGAAGAAGAAACAAAACTTTCTGGCTTCTCAGCAGCCCCAGTTAAAAATGAGGGTGCGGCAATGTCTTATGACAATGCTCAAGAAGCTTGGACAGCTCGTTATCAACACGAAACCATCGCAATGGGTTTTTCAATTACTGAAGAAGCTATTGAAGATAACTTGTACGATTCATTATCAGCACGTTACACAAAAGCACTAGCTCGCGCTATGGCTTACACAAAACAAGTTAAAGCAGCTGCTATATTAAACAATGCTTTCGCTTCAGGTGTAACTTACGGTGATGGTCAAACATTGATATCTACTGCTCACCCACTAGTCTCTGGTGGTACTAACAGTAACCGTCCTACAGTTGCAGCTGACTTGAACGAAACTTCATTGGAAAATGCAGTTATTCAAATCGCAGCTTGGACTGACGAACGTGGTCTATTGATTGCAGCCCGCCCAACTAAATTGGTTGTTCCTCCAGCATTGCAATTCGTTGCAACTCGCTTGTTGGAAACTGAATTACGCGTAAGCACTGCAGACAACGATATCAATGCGATTAAGAACAATGGCTCTATCTCTGGTGGCTACACAATCAACCACTACTTGACAGACACAAATGCATGGTTCTTAACCACTGATGTGCCAAACGGTTTAAAACACTTTGTACGTACTCCATTGCAAAATTCAATGGACGCAGACTTTGACACGGGAAATAGCCGTTACAAAGCTCGCGAGCGTTACAGCTTCGGTGTTTCAGACCCATTAGGTATCTACGGTTCTCCGGGCGCTTAATTAGGCTTGGTAAGATAAGAGGCTCACTTCGGTGGGCCTTTTTTAATGGTTTTCCGTATTGTAACGTGTATAAAAAAGCGCAGAATTTGTACATGTACATAATAACGTGTACAATTTTTAAAGGAATCTAATCATGTGGACCTCACCTTCAGCAACAGAAATGCGTTTTGGCTTTGAAGTAACTATGTACGTAATGAACAAATAGTATATACTTTTTATATATACCCTTTGGCGGTTAAGCCGACATTAGAGGATGTAGTAAGTAACGAGTTTTTCGGCTTTCTGCGTTACATGTAACAACTACCAAATCTACGCCTACCCTAATTTACGTTCATCGTGATGATGTTTACGGTGGCAGTTAGCGCATAGTACTACGCATTTGGCTTCTATTTCTTCGCGTGCTATCTTATAGGCCCCATTCTGCGAAAGCTCACTTATTTTTCTATTGGCTGGGTCTTTAACTATATGATGAAAATCTAAGGTGGCTGGGTGGTTTTCCCCACAGTTTGCACAGGATAGGGTGGCTTTATATGCTTCCCTTCC